CCTGGGTGCGATCACCACGGTGCCAAGGAAACTCGGTCGTGGCTCGGGTCTGAAGATCAACGATGTGTTCTGGACGATCTTCATGAACAACAGTGCATTCTTCACCGCGGGCAACAAGAACTTCCTGACCGGTACCGATACGGTGCTGTCGATCGATGGGCTCACCAAGGCAGAGGTCGCTTACTACGACCTGGTGGATTCCGATGGCAAACCCATTGGAACGATGCCAGCGGTAATGTTGGTTCCGACTGCTCTCTCAGCAATCGGATCGCAGCTCTACAAGTCGATGGAGATGCGAGACAACACGGCCAACGCTCGTATTCCGATCACCAACCCACACGTCGGTAAGTTCCGTGTGGAAGTCAGCCGTTACTTGGCCAACACCAATTACACCGGCAACTCGTCGAAGGCTTGGTACCTGATGACCGATCCGAACGACCTGCCTCTGATCGAGGTAGCGTTCCTCAACGGTCAAGAAGCTCCAACCATCGAAACCGCCGATGCGGACTTCAACGTGCTAGGCGTTCAGATGCGTGGCTATCACGACTTCGGTGTCGCGCTTCAAGATCCACGTGCAGCCATCAAGTGCAAGGGCGAAGCATAAGCCTAGCCCAGCACGTCTTTCCAAGTTTCATTCGATCCATCAGTTGAGGTTTAGCTCACTATGCCACAGGCAACGTTCATTCAAGAAGGTCATTACATCGATCACACCCCGGTTAGCGCTTTGGCATCTGGGGATGTGGTTGTCCAAGGGGATCTGGTTGGCGTTACAGTTCGCCCCCTGGCAGCCGGGGAAGTCGGCTCGCTGGCAGTCGACGGTGTCTTTGATTTCAACAAGAACACCGGCGTCGCCTTCACGGTCGGCACCATCTTGTACTGGGACGACACCAACAACGTTGTGACCACGACTTCGGCGGGCAACAAATCCATTGGCAAAGTGGTCCGAGCAGCTGCTTCCGCAGATACGACCGTTCGGATGCGGCTAAGTCAATAACGCGTGATTTGGCCGGCGTTTCACACCACCATCTCGTTTCCATTTCATCGAAGGGATCACTATGAAAAGCAACCTGTTTGCACTCGCTGTTTTGATCGCTGCATCGTTTGGCAGCGTCGTTTTTGCCCAAGATCGGAGCTGTCCTGATGGCAATTGTCCGATTTTACAAACCGTACCCAGTACGATCGTTCTGGATCCGCTGAAAGAAAACCTGACGTTCGAGACATCGCGATCGGGATTTAGAACCCAAGCGCAGAGTCTTGATCGTTTTGATCAGGTCATTCGAGCAACGGTCCGAGTAACGGTGAGCAACGTTTGCGGGAGCGGTACCGTCGTTGGCCGAACGGCCGAAGGCAATGCAATCGTTCTTACCAATGCCCATGTGGCTGGCACTAAGCGTGGTCGTGTGGTCAACGTCGAACGATGGAACACGAATGGAGCGAGCGAACGAGGAACCGCAGCGATCGTTGCTTCGGGGTATGGTCGTGGCACCAGCGTGGACTTTGCTCTTCTAAAGTGCAGCGGAGATTTCGCCAAAGATGTCGATCCAATTCCTTTAGCCGATCGTTACCCGAGCGACCAATCGTCGGTAACGACCTTTGGAAGCCCTCGGTGCGAGTGGCCAAGCCTGCAGGTTCTTCGGCTCAATCGCAAGGAGGGACAAATCCTCTCTTGGAAACCCGAAGCCATCGGAGGTCGAAGCGGTTCAAGCATCATCGACTATACCGACGAGGGACCACGCGTGGTTGGGCTTCTTACCTGGGCCGGTGGCGGTGAAGGCTTGGGGCAATCGACTCCGTTTCTTCTGAGTGCGATGCGAGGCAAGCTTCCTGCAACCCTGGATGGACTTCCAGCTGGTGCTCGCGAAGTGAGTTGCCAAGTCGATGAAAGTCAGGAAATCGTCCAGGTTCCCTCGACGATCTATGGTGAGCCGATGCAGGTTCCATTGGGATTCTTGGCAGCGACGGAGCCTCAAGATGATCTGATCGATTCGATCGTCGATCGCCCAAAGCTTAGACCTGCACCCAAAGATCCTGATGACTCTGGCGTAATCACTGATCGAATCACCGACCGAATCAAAGAGCAATATATGTGGAGCACATCCACCGTAGTGGCAACGTCGGCCGGATCGAGCATCGCGATTCTTTTAGCGCTCCAGTATGGCCTGCCGGTTGTGCTTCAAGCGATCCGCAATGCCAGGAAGCAACGCGGAAACGCTGTGCTGGACGATGAGCAATTCAAGAAGCTGATGGATCAGTACCAAAACCTTCTCAAGCTTCTGGAGCAAAACAACACTCCCCCGACGACCAAACCGTAAAGGGGAGCGTAATGGCCGATCTGCTTCGCGCTGGCCAAGAGTGGCTAGCCAATCAGCTCAAAACCCACGCTTCCAACACAGTGGTTTATGTGCGGGGAGCAAACCAAGTAAGCGTCACGGCCATCATCGGCCGGACGCTGATGAAACTCGAAGACGGTTACGGTGGGGTTCACATGCAATGGACCGACCGTGACTTTCTCGTTCCACCATCGGAGCTCGTTTTAGCTGGAACGGAAACCTTGCCAGAGCGTGGTGACACGATCCGGGAAACCTACCAAGGCAAAGTCTACATCTACGAGGTCAACGCTCCTGGGAGCGAGCCACCTTGGCGATGGTCCGACCCACACCGAAGACTTCTCCGCATTCATACCAAACAGATCGGAATCGAGTGATGCCCGCAAGTATCGTCGCCATCGCAGATGCAGTGACCGCAGAGCTAAACGGTAATTCGTTCAGCCAATCGTTCACTGCACAGCGGCTTTACTTGCCGGTTTTCGATCTGCAAGGGATGTCCACGCTGAAGGTCACTGTGGTTCCCAAGGGGATCACAAGCCAATCGTTGGATCGTTCGCGAGACAGCTTCGATTACCAGATCGATGTTGCGATTCAAAAGAAGGTCGCCAACGAGATCGCAACCATCGATGCGCTGATGCTCTTGGCCGAGGAGATCGGAGACTACTTTCGAACCAATCCACTATCGAGCTACCCAGGTGCTCGCTGCATGAACGTCGAAAACACGCCGGTCTACGCACAAGATCATTTGCAGGAATTGCGTCAATTCACCAGCGTTCTGACTCTTACCTTTCGACTTTGGAGATAACCGATGACGACCGGTGATGTTGGCCCATACCGCATGCAGTTCACCAATTCGCGTGGTGTCACCCGCGAGATTCCTGGCTTGGATGACGTGGACGATATGTTCAAGGTCAAATCGATCCAGAAGAAGTTCCGTGACTCGTGGACTCGAGCGCTAACTGACCTTTGGGAAGTAACCACCAGCGGAGGTTCAACGGCATCGGTCTCTGGAGGAGTCCTGACCATTGCATCGGGTACGACTGCAGGTGGTTATGTCGAACTGCTCTCCAAGGAAACTTTCACGATTCCCTTCCGAGCGATGATCGCGGTGCAGTCGGGCGCAACTCGCCAAGCCAACACGCACCATATCATCGAAGCCGTATCGGTGGATTCCACTACCGGGATTCCCGACGGGAAGCACAGCCTTAGCATGGACATCGGTGGGGCTGCCAACACGACGGTAACCAATATGGTTTACAGCGTGCAAAACGGTGGATTGGTTCCGATCGCTTCGGCGGCCTCTGCGATTGTCTCAACGGCCACCTATTCGATTCTCGAACTCGAACCGTTTTCCGATGAGTGCTATTTCCACTCTCGCGTCATGGACTCTGCGACGGGACGGGCCAATTCCTACGTCCGCCATCAGCAGATTCCCGATCCGACAGCCTCCTACAAGATCCGGATTCGATCGTCGAACCATCAAGGATTCAAGGCGGTATCCAACGCAATCGCCGGTCCTGGCAACGTCATTCGGCTCACGTCGACTGCCCATGGCTACACGGGAACGCCGACGATTTGGGTGGAATATCTCAATGGTGTCACCAACAACGGAGCCGCCATTCGTGGCAATTACTCCGCGACGGTGATCGATGCTAATACGATCGACTTGACTGGGACGGTCTTTGGTGGTGCATATGTTGTAGGTTCTGGCCAACTTGCCCTCGCAGCTGCGCCGGCAGCCAACATTAATTTCCAATCCCAGTTCATCAATTGCCAGGATTATGCGGAGCTGACCGCAGAAGTAACCGCGGGCCGAGGTCAAACGGTCGTTGGACAAGGTCTTGGAGTGATCCTCACTGGAGCAACCGCAACCACGACCAACATCGGAACGGTCACGGCCAACGTGGCTGGCCAAGCGGCCCACGATGCAGTCATCACCGGTAATCCCGTTCGGATGGCAGCCCGAGCTCTCACGGCAGCCTACGCGAGCGTCGCCACCGGGGATGTGGCGGATCTGGTTTCAACGCTTCAAGGGGTTTTAGTCACGCGACCTTGGCAAATCCCAGAACTCGAATGGTCGTATGTCGCAGCGTCCGGTGGTGTGATCAATACCACCGATGTTGTGATCGCAGCAGCAGCCGGTGCTGCACTTCGTCGCTACATCTGCTCGATGCAATTATCGAACAACTCAGCAGTCGCCACCGAAGTCGTCCTCAAGGACGGTGCAACGATCATCTGGCGTGGCCATTTGCCAGCGAATGCACCTATGTCGGAGATCATCTTTGAGAACCCACTCAAAACGACAGCTAATACGGCATTGAACTTCGCGTGCATCACGACCGGTGCAGCGGTTTACGTCAACGCACAAGGATTCACGGCACCGTAAACCATGATCGACGTCAAAGTCACCACGAGAAAATCATTCGACAAGGTCAAAGCCAAGTCCCAGCAAGGCAACTTCAAAAGCCTGGGACATGCGGCTGCGTCGATTCGTTTGATTGCTCGTCGGTCAATTCGGCGGCGACAGACCGCTGCGATGCCAGGCACACCACCCAACACACGTCGTGGCCAACTGAAGCGTTCGATCATGTACTCCCTGGATAAACAGAGAGGTGTGGCCCTTATCGGACCAGACTTCGATGTCGTCGGAGCTGCGGGTAAGGCGCACGAGTTTGGAGGCAACTTCCGACGAGAGCGTTACCCAAAACGACCGTTCATGGGACCAGCACTAGAGAAAGTCAAAGACCGCTTGCCCTCAATGTGGGCAGGAAGCATTCGATAAGGAGAAAACACGATGCCAGCAAAACTAGGACTCGATGCAAAGCTTTACCGTAACGCCGGGACGTACGCGGCTCCCACTTGGGACCTCGTCGGTAACGTTCGAGATTTGACGCTGAACCTGGAAACAGGAGAGGCCGATGTATCAACACGCGGAAATAACGGCTGGCGGGCGACCGTCGGCACCCTCAAGGACGCTTCGCTGGAATTTGAGATGGTTTGGGATACAGCCGACTCAGACTTCGGTGCCGTGCGCGATGCATTCTTGAATAACAACACGGTGGAATTTGCCGTGATGGATGGACTCATCACCGGAGCGGGCAGCACCGGATCTCAAGGCCTGCGAGCCACGTTTCGCATTGCCAGCTTCTCTCGCAATGAAGCTCTCGAAGAAGCGATCACCGTGTCGGTCACTGCCAAGCCAACCTATTCGGCCAATCCACCTAGCTGGATGACCGTCGCCTAATCCCGTTTCGATTCTCTTGCTTACGGAAGGCATTTAGAAAATGCACAGTTTTGTGGATAACTCCCGACGTACCTGGGAAGTTGCGATCAACGTCGCGGCCGTCAAACGGATCCGTGGTTTGCTTGGGATCGACCTGTATGCACTGGTCGACGACGGGTTTAAGTCTCTCTCAAAGCTTGTCTCCGATCCGGTCACCCTGGCCGATGTGCTGTATTGCTTGTGCAAGGATCAAGCCGACAAGCAATCGATCAGCGACGAAGACTTTGGTCGAGCATTAGCAGGGGATGCGATCACCCAAGCTGCCGATGCGTTCGTCGAGGAGCTGATCGATTTTTTCCCAGATGCCCGCGCCAGGGCGAGCCTTCGCAAGGCGATCGAAGCGGGCAAGACCGTCAGGGACAAGGTGCTCAGCCACGCCGAGAAGATCCTCGATTCGATCGACCCGGAAACCGAAGCCAAGAAGTGGATCAGCTCGTCTGGCACTTGGCCGGAGTCCTCGGCTGTGACCCAGGACCATTTAGCCTCCGAGAGCTAATCGCGATGGGGGAGGCACGCAGCCAAGTCTTCTGGAATC